CCACCAATAATTGCAGCACGAGTGTACGGTTTGGCCTTAATAATGTACCGCACCGCAAGGAACGGCGGCATATTCGGCATGAGATTGCCTGTGAACGGAGCAACTGCGTTTGCTGATCCCGAACCCGCACTAACAACAGAAGTAAGAAGGCTTTCCTGACCGCCAAACGCTCCCTGCGGATACGCAGCAAGAGAAGAGGAGTAGTTAGTATCATTTTCGAGAGTTTCAATCTGAGCAGTAGCGTTTCTTCCAAGCACAAAGCGTGATCGCAAGTCAGGCACATTAAACCCGATAATATTTGCAGTATTGACTGATGCGGGCCCTGACCCTCGTAGAGTGGTAAGTGAGATTGAATTGTATGCAATCGCTGTGTTGGTGTGGGCCACCACACGATTGGGAACAACAAGTGTTTTTGTGCTGCTGTCGTACTTTGGAAGAATCTGAACAGTCAACCCGTATGAACCAGACAAAGAGGAAACAGTCTTCGTGAGTACTCGCCCAATCATGTCGAACGCAGCGGTGGTCGGAGAGGTTACGCTGTTATTGATCAGCACAATGTCGTTTTCCTGAACCGCTCCATGCCAAGATCCTGATCCTGAACTGAACGTAATTTCAACCACATGACCGTACATGGGAGCGCGTGGTGCAGCATCGTACTGCACGCGATTGTACAACTCTGGATAGTCAGATAGTGAATACGAAACGCCGTTACACTCCAACCACGTGTCAGGAATGGCAGTTCCCGCATACGGCATGATTGTGCCCACAGGTTGAATTTGCTCAACAGAGACAGTGGACGACCCACCAATCTGCGTGCCAAGATAGTTTACAACCAAATACCCAGCACTATTACTCTCAGACCTAACCAAAACAGGTTTCACCACTGACCCAATAACACTTGGTGGATTGTGTGTAATACCACCAGGAACCGTGTCAGACAAGAAAAAAGCAGGATGAGAAAGTCCTGCCATTGCAGGAATGTTGATTACTCCTGAGTACACCAACGTGAACGTATCAGGATTCTGAACTTCTGAAACAACACCAACCACTTCTGCGTTTTCTGCGTTGTTTGCGCGAGCAAGAGTCCATCTAGACCCAGAAGCACCAGCGGCATTGTACCTGACCGCAGAACCAACAGCGAACCCGTGACTACCTTGAACAAGTGTGTCCTTTAGTGTGTTCTGAGTGGCTGCTCCGCCTTGAAGATATAGTGATGATCCCATGTGTGATTCCTTTACGCGATGCGGATAGCAAAACCATTAATATACTCTATCGCACCATTTCCCTCAGAGTGCGCCAATCCTTTATGTGTTCCTGCTCCAAAAACAGTTGAAAAGGTAGCAGATCCCGCTGCATACGAATCGGCTAGTGGAATAGCAGTAAATGCTCCAGACCCGTCCACAGCAGAACTAGTGCTACTCGAATATGCTATACCCGCATTAGTATTTGTGATAGCGAAGGATGGTTTAAATCTCAAAAAGTTGGAAGAAGTAACAGTCCACACTTTAGCCATCACAACAGTAGAATCTTCATCAGTACCCGACGCGTTTTCGGTTCCCACCAAATACACAAACCAAGTTCCTGCGGGAAGTGGAATAGTATTGTAGGCACCATGTACGGCGTGCAGGGGAACCACACATCCCACGGACGGTGTATTTGCAGTAGGAACAGAATTATTCAGTTTAGCCATCACATTGGTAGTACCACCAAAGTTGCCCACCCTTAGTGTGCCGTTCACATCAAGAACCGCAGTTGGACCAGTGGTTCCGATTCCCAAGTACCCGCCAGTAGGTTGAATAGCCAATGTCAGTCCACCGTACCCGAGGACCCAACCTTCAATCCATCCAACCTGACTGGTGTCGTTTATACCAAACTGAATTTGACGACTATTTGTAGCGTTGGAAACAAGAAGCGTTCCTGTGTTTGCTGCCCCGTTTACGGATGAGCCTCCCAATACCCGCATCGTGCCGTTCACGTCTAGTGACGCGCCTGGAGCAGTAATTCCAATGCCTATTCTGCTAGTGTGTTTAAATCCCATTAACAGAGGCGTAAAACCAGCTCCAGTGGTTACGTTTGCCTCGTCTTGAAAACCCAAAGCAAAAGCGGCCTGGTCATATCCTTTATGAGCAGCCAGATACGTTGTAGAATAACCCTTGTCTGTGTCGCCACCGTAATTCCCGTGCACACTTCCAAGACCAACGCCGTAAGGGTATTGATTTTGTGCGAAATTAATAACTATTCCTGGGTTTCCACTGGCGTTACGAGAAACGTGCAAGGGGTACGCTGAGTTAGTGTAACCGGCGGCAAACTCTCCACTGGTAACTCTGGCCCCTTGTCCTGATGGAAAACCAGCAACACTAAAATACTCGGTCATTTGTACTGCGGTGCCAATAGCAGTACCGGTTGCACCTGCGGAGTGACCAAGAAACATTAATGCTGGACGATTACCACCAATGTCTTTTTGTCCTACTTCAATTGCTGCCCGGCACAAATTTTGGTTAGTTGATGACTGGTAACCACCACCAATCAAAGTTATGCCACGAAGACCTGTAGAAAGGTAAGAGTTTCCTGTACTGTACTTTCCTCCAAACACATTAAGTGTACTGGGGTAAGGGCCATTATATCGACTACCAATAATAACAGCACCATTAGTACCTTCACCGTCTCCTGCAAGAATCGGACCAAGAACAGAAAGGGCTGCTCCTGCACCGGATGAAGATGCGTTGAAACTAGACGGACCAATCCGAACATTTCCCACCGTGGTTCCATCAAAAGTCATAACACGCACGCCACCTGCAATTCCTGTTCCGGTTTTAACACCAAAATTTAAATCTGCTGCTCCACCACAAGACCCAAGGTCTTGAATAAGAAGGTCGCTTAGTGAAACATTTGCACAAAGTCCTGGTAAACCTGTAACATCTCCACGATACGAAAACAAGTACCCTGTAGTGCTGCTTGTAGCATACAACATGGGTTTTCGAACTTGTCCTGCAACTGTTGGATGACCGTTGTTGTAGCACGGTGCTGATGGTTTTTCAAATGAGCCCGTGGTTCCCGCGCAGTTAATGTTAAGGAAGTACACGGTTCCTGCATTTAACCCCCCGGCCTGACCACCGTTAATGGCACACACCCCACCGGGAAACTCAAAGAATCCGTCCATAAGCAGATTAAAAGCTCTGTACACTCCAGTGTCGGCAATTTCCTCACGAAGTATAACAATACCTGCAACTTCTGCTTCACTTGTTGAGTTTGCTTGTGCACGAACAAAAATACCGTTTGCGTAAGTTGCACTTGTAGCACCAGGGCCAGCACCATACGTAAGTGTAGTAGAGCCTGCTGGTTTAAATCGTACAATATCACCCAACTTAAACTGATTTAACTGATTAATTCGCACCGATGTTTGAGCAGAAGAACTCAAAACAATAGGTTCGCTAAGAATTCCTCCTGTCCACGGATACACAATTGCAGAGGTGGCAGATGTGGCAATAAACACCGCCTTGTGTACTACTCCTGCTTGAGTTGGTTGTGTTGCTGTTACCTTTCCGCTATGGTACGGACTAAGATAATACACTGCACCTGTTGTTAACGAGCCTCCATCCTGATTAGTGGTAAGGTCAATTCCAAAAATTTCACCAATAAATGTAATTTCAAATTCAGATGCTGACAAAACATGAGAAACAATACCTACAACTTCTGCATTGGTTGAAGTGTCTGCTGTTGCTAAAAAGTATTGTCCTCCTGAGTTCATAGACACAGGATTGCCCACCACAAAATTATGATCCTGCTTTACAATCTTTTTATTTACGCCGTTGGGAATTCGTACAAACGGTTGCTGACCAGCAGAAAGCCCACTAGTATTGGTGTATGTTGATCCGTTCAGCACTTGCATGAACAGGGTTGCCCCGGCTGGAGAGTAACGACTAAAATTAATTTCCCGATTAGAAGTATTGCCTCCGCCAGCACTGCTCACAGACACTAACAGTCCGTGTTCAGTTGTGGAACCACCATCAAGAAGAATTCCTGTTCCGTGAACTCCTAAAGTTGTTCCGTTATACGGAACAACAGCACCACCACTAGTAAAACCAATGTTTCCGTCTGGCAACCAAAGACCAGTAGTTCCGTGAATATTCACAGGATTCCACAACCACGAAGCCGTTTTACCTGAACCACGATTAATCTGCAACCCACCACCGCCTGCTTGTGAAATGTTTTGGTCACTTGCAGCAGCAGTGTCCCCAAGAACAAGGTTGTAGTCGTCAATAGTTACAATATTTGCGTTTACTGTGAATGTTGGAGCATTAAATGTAACTGCACCATTAAATGTTACACCAGAACTAAACACAACAGGAGATATGAACGAAACTCCCTTTGTAATATTGTCCTGTAATTCAAACGCAGCAGTGCCACCACCAGAAACATTAGCAGAAATGCTTGACGAGGAAATGCCGTCATAAATCTTTAACTTGTTCAGTTTGTATACAGATAGATTAGTAATGTCCCTCCACGTATTAAAGGTGTCACCAAGATCTATTTCTGGTATGCTAAAAAGATTGCTATCTGGTCCTGTGTCTACTGGCATGGTTACTCACTTTTTTGTTGATTAGAGATGCTGAATTTTATTTCTTGTAGTTCTTTCTTCAGTTTATTTATCTCGTTTTGTAAAGACTCTATAGTTTCTCTATCCTTATTTTTATCAATATACTCCTGCATCTTGCCGTGATCGGCAAGAACTGCTATACCATTACTGTTTCTTGTGTAATTCATGGCCTAAAGAAACTAACCGCTCTAATGTTTCGTGCAGACGGAGTTTTATCGTAGATAGAATTGGGAGAAGAAGTCATTCTTAATTTGATCTGATACGATTGAAAAACTGTGTTTGTAGGAAGAGTAGAGGAACGAAACAGTGCTTCACGAAAATCCAAATCTGATGTTGCAGAAAATTGCGGAGTAGTGGACGAACGGGTAAGAGAAATCCACGGTTTATCAAAAATATCGGTTTCTCCGTTCTCACTGTACCTATACCACAACGATATGGCAGAGCCTACTGGTGTACATTCGTCCACAAACACTGAAACTCCATTTGAAGCAATAGCATCAGGCAACTCTACTACACGAGACACGTACTCTGAAACGGGAGCACTAGGTGTTGTATACATCTTTACTGCAACTCCACCCAAAGACTGTAAATCTAAAACAGGAGAAACCGAATCGTTTGCTGTTGCTAGTGTAAAATTTGCATCTGGATTAGTTCCGATCAAATCAGAAACATAAATTTCATCTCCAGATTCGTATGTGTAGTTTCCAATTTTTCTGACAAGAGAACATCCACTAGGAACCACTTCGTTTACTCCAACACGAATAATTTGTGAATTTAAACAACCATTAACTCCCGTAAAGTTTATTGTTCCGGATGACACAAATTGACAGGTAGATAAAGTAAACATAATATCTGTTGTTGGTTCCGATACAGAAGAGCCCATTCCTTGAGGCAAGAAAAGAGTTCCAATCAACTGCGAGTTGCCTGCACGACCAAAACTAGAGTCTCCAACAAGCAGAGAATTTACTCCTGTATCTGATGCGTACAATTCGTAATCGTCACTGTTTGCCATTATACACAGGGCATACTCTCCTGGCTCAAGATAGACGGGACTACTAAACTCCATCACGGTTGGTACTGGATACTCTGTATTAGTGTTTATGTTTTCGGGAAGTGTAACCACTGTGCTAAAAGGAATCACAACCGATGGTGACGGATATCCTGAAACAGTAGGACGAATTTGAATCACCACAGGAAGTTTAGCATCTTTTTTAGAGAAATACAGAGAAATATTTTTTAAGAATAGTCCCTGTGAATTAGTCTTTGAGTCTACAAAGAAAGTTTGTGCCAATGGATCTGCCCATTGATCGTTTTGAACACTGTCAATATCACGAGTAAAGGGATTTTTGGAAATAGTTTCACTGCTTGGAGTTTGTCTCCTTAATTCAGCAGGACGAACAGAGTGTGCACCAGACGAACTCTGCTCAACCAAGCCTGCACAGTGTATAACTGCATCAGCAGACATTTCACAATTTGCAAGTTCTGAATTATCAGAAATTCTTACTGTTCGTGAACCAATAGGATGTACACCAGGAGGAATTGAGAAAGTAACAGTTGCAGATCCATTGGCATCTGTATTAACTCCTCCCGCAGCAGTATTATTATCAAAGTACAAATATAGTCCATTTGAATTTGGTTTTAGTCCATGTACTTTTGCTGTAATTGAATCAAAACTCATATACGGCACAACACTTCTGTCAACAATTTTGCTGCCGATTTTGTTTTTAATTCTGCTTTTCAATTGTCTTGCTCGGACGTAATTACTAGTTTTTTCGTTTAGTGGCTTTGCGTTTCTACTAGAAAAAGAACGAACATTACCAGAATTAATATTTGGAATTTGAGAATCGGAAGACACACGAGGACTTTCAAGAACTCGTTTTTGAATGTCGTCTTGATCCATGTCAACATCGTCTATACCGTACCAAATACTCTGCCAATCATTCCATTGCGTACCAAATCCACGAGCATCATTAGTGTTTGAAGACAACCAATTATCATTTTCCATAAGCGAGTTTGTTTTGACAATTGGACGGTATGATTTATCAAATTTGGGAATAATTGTCTTCGACAAAGACATGAATCCCAACCAACTCACATTGTTTGTGGGGTTGATTTTTATTGTTTTTGTGTACGACTTGTTTTCAATATACGGTCTATTTGAATATTTCAAAGTAACTATTCCGTCAGGAGAAATAACCGTGTCAACAGTTGATCCAGCTGCAGGATTAGTCAAAGAAGGAAACACAATATCAGTTGTCGAGAAGAAAGGACGTAGTTCTCCACGCTCGAAATCAATAGAACAATTGTGTTCATTTGAAGACACATCAGAAACAGAGTGTCCATAAAATTCATCAACAAAAATAGATGTTTTTAAAGGTTCAATATCGGTTGGTGATGTTTTTAAAGAACGAGTTTCAATTTCGTTTTCTGAAATTGATAATTTGGTAAAAACTTCAACATCCTGAACTCGTTTTTGAATTTTTCCAATATCTGACATTGTAAATCGCTTGGTGTCCACTGTAGTAATGACAACATCTTCAGGATTGTGTGTAAACGCAGGAACAGTAAGTGCAGATAAAACAAGCACATTTGCTGGATCAGAAGGAGGAGTAGGGGATATGTCTGGAATTCCGGATTGTAAAAAGAAATCAGGAGAACCGTCTTCTGAATCTATACGCAAACACAACTTGTCTATACGTGGCAAATAGTGTTCGTACTGTATTTTGGTGTCTCCAACAACGCCAAACTCAGATCGTCCATACGGTTTAATCATTGGAGTAGATGATGTAAGACCGCTATGACGAAAATCCAAACAGTTTGCTAGAGACACAGTTTTTCCTGTTCGTGAATTGGTGTACAACGGAATTTTTTCGTAATTTATATTTGTATACGAATGCTGTCCAATAAAAGGAGCGTAAGCAAGTCCTGAATGGGTAAAATACGAGTAGGTAATTTTAATTGTAACCGCAGGACCAGAACTGTACCTGAGTTGATTTGCAACAGAAGGTTTTATGTACAGACGACCTCTATTATATGTAGCTTCTCTTTGACCGTCATCTAATTCAAAATCACCAATATAAGTAATTGATGTAGTAGTATTATTGACAATCTCCAAAACAGAAAAAATATCAATGTCTGGAAGTTCAAAGAATTTTCTACCTGTAGAGTCTACGGAATACGAATTAGACAAGAAAGTAATAGTTTTGTTGGTAAGTGATTTAGTTCGATATGTGGACTGATCAGAAATAGTTGGTGTGTACACCACAGGCGCAATAACCTTAAAATTACCTGATGTAAATCCTGCTGCGGCATTAAAAATCTGAATTTGAAACTCGTTTTCATCTCCAATAAGAGTAACACCAGAAGTAGGAAGCGTATACGCCACGCCAGTAGGTGCAACAATAGAGATTTCAGATGTGTCTGACGAATTATTACTGGTTCCGTAATTAAACAGATTAAAAGTGGATGCAGAAGAAGAAGACATACTGTCGCTAAAGTGAGTTTTATTAACAGTATAAGTAGTGGTATTGGTGGTCTGATTATGGGTTGCCGTAACAAGGTTGGTGGACCCACCAATCATTTTTCCAACAACATTACAATACAAAAATTTGGAAACAGCGTATGCAGGTTTAACTTCAAACACCAAAGACTGCTTGTCATTTAACACAACATTTCCAAATGAGGTTCCAGAATTTGGAATCACTCTGCCTGCGGCAACAGCAGAAGTAGATGGAGGAAGAGCAGTAAGGTAAATCATTGCAGAACTACCGCTGCTAACAGAACCACTTATACCATGAAGATACATTCTGTAACTGTTACTTGTAACGCCAGCACTCGCGTTTGGCAACATACCGTGGACATATCCTAATGCCACCTGCTGATTCGAGCTATTATGGAATCTAACAAATGCAAAACCAGAACCAATACCTACAAGATTTGTTGAAAAAATAGAACCAAACAAATCTACTTTTACATCAATGTAATTCCCAACAGTGTAATCGTATGTTAAATACGATGGTGAGCCTTCAAGTTTAGTAGTTTGTGCCCGTGGAAGATTTACAGAAACAGGATACTGATTTTCAATTTCACGACCAAGCACATACGCTTTACCCTGACCAACAACAATTTTAAAATTTGAATCGTTTGGACCCAATTCTGATTCTTTCATGGTAATGTCAAACGGATTCACAGTATACGAACCAGACTCATCAAAAGTTCTTCGTGCAAGTGTTTTTTCAATTTCTGCATACGAAATACGGTCAATCTTTCGAATAATTTTTCCCTTATCAAAACGCAACAATTCAACAAAATCAGTGGGGGTGTCTTCTACAGCGTATTGTGTTAAAGTAGGGGTAATTGTGTAACGATCTGCTCCTGCTGCATTGTAGTTGTACGACCCAGTAGACGGATCACGCAATGTGCTGTCGTCTTTTTCTGTAACATTGTCCTTATTAATGTAAAATCCAATCTTCTGTGTGAGATCAGTGTAGTTGTTCATCTCAAGATTGCGGTGTGTTGATTCGTTTTTATACGGAGCAAACACCTGTTTTTCAGTACGCACAAAGAAACCATCAATATAAAAAATTCCATCGGTAACAGTTACAAGTTTACAACGACCACGAGTAGAATACGGCAAGTTGCTACTAACACTTAAATCACTAATAATGGTGTCGTCTTTTTGAAAATTAAATGTACCTGAATATTGGTATCCAGAAATAAAGTCAATAATTAGAATAAGTTTTCCGTCACGGGACACATCAGGTGGAATAAAATGAACAATTTTTGCTTCGGTAGTGTCGTTCGCAACTGCTGATTTCAAGTATCCACCAACCAAACTACTGTAGTTTGTTACTCCGCCCAATGGGGAGTTCACACCAGAGTCAATCATAATATAATTGGAATTTCTTACAGAAATAGCACCACCAAGAACGCGAGAACCGTCCTTAAACAAATGATCACCAAGTTTTGAAATTTGATTTTGTAAAAGGGTTTGTGCTTGGGTTAATTCACGAGCTTGTAAAGCGTAACCAGGCTTGAACAATACCCGTAAAAATCCCTTTGATAAATTAAAATCGTCATAATACGGACTAATATTGAATGTGTTTGGATCGTATGACATCTATTCCTTTTAGAAACCTAGTCTGATACGGAATTCCTCTTCTTGACCTAAAGTTCTCTGTATGGGTCTTACATTTTCTATGTATATGATATCACCAGAAGTTGGTTTAATCTGTGGTTTAAGTACAGAAGAAACCACATAAGCTCCAAGTGTGGTACCAGTTAAACCATGAGACTCCACACTTCGAAAACTTCCTAATAAATTTGTGAGATACAAATGCCCCTTTGCAGGATTTAAAAAATTCCAATGGTACACTGTGCCACGAGCGTAGTTTGAAACTCCACTTGTAGAACCTTGGACAACTATGTCTCCGTTCATAAAAGAGTTTCTGGTTAACTGACTTGAAGTAATATCAATACCGCCTGTGGCTGGATTTACACTACTTGTTATTGTCAGTTGCTGCAATCCTGTATACAGAGAGTCTGAAACATTATCAAAATATGTTTCACCAACATCAACAATTCTATATTGAGTGTTTGTAGCAGTATTTGTACTTCCTGATTGCAAAACCACTTCTGCAAGTCCGTTAGACTGTCTAGTAATAATAATTGATTCTCCGTACTCTCTATCGACACTAGTGATTGCTGCCTGGACTTGAGATTGAACTCCTTCTAAAGTTGCTCCTGTAATATTTGAAACAAAGTTGCTGTTTGTTTCTAATTCCACAGATATATTATTTGACCCCACAGCAACAACCGTACCCCTGGTAACAACAGAATATCCGTATCCACTGCTTCCAGTTCCACTAGGAATAGTTTGCTTTACAGTTTCTCCCAATGTAAAAGTAAAATTAGGAGGGGTACTAACAAAATTAATATTATAACGATTGATTCGATCCTTTGCTGTAATAAAAGATCGTGGAGAAGCACCGGTAGTTTTTAATGTTACTAGTTTATTACTCGCCCCTAAATCAGAAACAGATCTAACCGACAAAACTTTTGCTGAAGAGTTGGTTTCCATTCCTATTATATTTCCGTACTTGTCATTAGTAGTAAAATGGGAATTAGAGTACGCACTACTCGGAACAATTAGTGAAATGTCTCGGTTCGAATAAATTTCAGAACCAGCAATACGATTAGTTCCGTCAGTAAGAACAGGATTTTTTATGATTCCAAACTGTCTGTACGAACCCGAACCAACAAAGCTTTCAGAGGACTTTTCATCAATATCAATAATCAGTATGACATCTTTTACATTTAACTCTCTTAAAATATTGCTTCCGTGACCGCCTTTGGGAGACAACACCGCACGAAGAACTGGATGTGCAGTTGTAGAAACTTTGGGACTGTTCACAAAAACTTCTACGTTGGAGTACCCGTAACCAGGATTAACAATTGAAACTTCTTTTATGGTTTTATTGCTGTTCATTTTTGCTAAACAGTACGCACCCGCACCATTACCAATAATTCGTACAAATGGAACAATCTCTACCGATGAATAATTAGTTGCTGATGTGCTTGGAGTAATCACAAAATTTACGGCATCATTTTTTACCGTAAAAGTTATATTATTACCATTATCCACAACACCCACAATTACTCCGTAGTTTCCTACTTGTAGAGAATTTACTGTGCTGCTTTCTACGCGAATAGCGTATCCAACATAGTCTTGCAGTAGGAATCCAGCACTACCCTGACGAAGTCTAGTGAGAGACTCTGAATTTGTAATCTTTACTGTTTTAGTTTGCTGATCTATTTGGGTAAAACCACCCACATCAATAAGTGTAGATGTGCTAATAGCGGATGTGCGAATCACTGTATTAGTGTACACACCTGTGCTTGCTCCTGCTGTATTAGTTAAAACTATTCTGCTTAAACTCCCGTCTACTGCCTGTGTCTGAACATTATACTGATTCGAGTTTTCTATTTGGCTAGCACTACGGGCGTAATCAATAGGCATATAGTCTGTTAATTCATACGGTATATCTGATTCCACAAGTGTTGCCAAATACTTCCATGTGTAACCGTCTGACAATGAAAACGTATCGGTGTTTCCGATACCGTTAGGCTTCACAGTAGACACTGCACCACCACTATTACCAATACACTTATAGATGTTTTGATCATCTGTAACTACATAAAACACTTTTGGATAGTTTTCATTAAATAACTCTACTGTATCATCGTATTGATCGTAAGATACACCCGATGTCCACTCGTATCGAGGAAGAGCAAACACAACATCTTTTGGAGTAATTTTTTTATACCCTATAATGTTGTTCATTACACTGTATTCTTCCGCAACAGTGTCTGTATACGCTGGTGGGGAATTGTCATTGCTCCATGTGGTTCCTTTAGCAACAAACAAAAAATAAGTGTTATCATTCCTTTCAAGATCGGTAAGGAAACTTTCTGCGTATGATCTTTGAAGAGATGCTTTTATGAGTGTCATAGTCTGTCCTTTACAATCCTATGTTAGAGTATGTATCGCCTGCTAATACGCTTCCGTTTGATAATCTGGTGCCAGCAGACTTGTACAAATGTTTAGGCATTTCAAAAAACTCTGAAAGGGTTATTCCAGAAAATTCTGCACCATACGGAAGAGTTTTCAGGTTCTTTTTGTTGGGATGAGACTCAATTAACCAGTACGCAGCAGTTCTTCCGTGAGAACTTACACTGTTTCTAACACTTTTCATGTCTTCTGGTAATTTTTCTTCAAGTCCATATTTTAAAGACAGGTATTTGTACACCTCCTCGCGTTCTGAAACAGACAGTTTTCTGTTAAACGCTATTACTTCATGCAGTGTTCCTGAAAAAGAATGTGGTGGATTTGTTGTGGAATTGGTTAGATTCGTTATCCAATTGCTGCTACCTACGATATTTGTAGAGTTTGCAGTTTCTCGTACATACGATCCTAAACGAGACAGAGTAACAGGTGCTGAATTACTTATCTCTTCACCAGCAATAAAATTGCCTTCATCATCCGAATCTATTAGTTCGTCTGGCATATACTCTCCTCTGGTGTGTTACAAACCAAATCTGCTCCGCAGAGCATTAAAGTTTTGTTGGACTTCTGCCTGATTCAAAGCGCGTGAGTACACACGAGTGTTTGAAACCGAGCCTCGCCAAAAAGTATTTGTTCCATTGTTATTAAATCTTTTACCGCTTGCACGATTCGCTATGTAGAATTCAACATTTCCGTTATTACTGCTACCTAACTGTTCTTTTCCACTTATTCCAATGGTTGAAGTGTCTGGTGAAATAAACACGGAAGTATCATTCACAGTGCCTGTAGTGGTGATCTTTACTCCATTTTTGTAAACTGTGTACCGAGTAGTTGTTCCATCGTATTCAGAAACACACACCACATGGTGCCAAGTATTTGCCACGAAAAATCCTAAGTTTGATTTAATTAATATCTGCGTGTTGTTCGGATGATACACGCTCCACAAAAATGCAGTGTAATAGTTACCGAAATATGGAAGACTACCACCTCCCATGTACATATCAGTCTCGTAAAGGACGGACGGTTTTACCCACGCCTCCCATGTAATGTTTCTGTTGGTGCCAAACACCAGTGGAGTATTTGTAGAGATTACACCTGGACCGC